AACAAGATTAGCAACCACATCGGTCAACTCCCAATTCATTTCTATCGTCGCATCGAGATGCCCGAAGGCGATGTGATGGGATCCGAAAAGGCCGTCGACGACAGTCGCTACCAGTTGCTGAAAAGCCGGCCGAACACCTATCAGACAGCGTTTACGTTTAAGGCTCAGCTAATGAGTCACGTTTTGCTCTGGGGTAACGGCAGAGCCTATATAAATCGCAGCGGTAGGAATATTCGCGAACTGATTCCACTGTTGCCAGACAGAACGATAACCGTCATGATCGATGGGGAAAAGTTTCACCTGACCAAGCCGCAGGGCTGGGACAGGCTAAAGCTTTTTGAAAATCCATCCGAAGAAATGCGCGATGTAATCATTCTGGCTGATACTGATGTGGTACATATCCCAGGCTTTGGCTTTGACGGAATTGAAGGCTTATCGCTACTTGCTGTCGCAGCTCGGTCATGGAACGCCGGCATCTCGGGCGATAAGCAAATTAACACGCAGATGACCAAAGGCTTTAGCGGCAAATTTATGCTCGAAGCGCCTGCTGGTGCTTTTAGAAACGAGAATGACGCTAAGACGTTTATGGAATCTTTTAACCGCTATCACAGCGGGCCAGAGAACGCTGATAAAGTTGGTTTGCTGAGAGAAGGCATCAAAATGAACTCGCTCAGCATGTCAAATCAAGATGCTCAGTTTTTAGAAAATCGCAAGTATCAGCGACAGGACGCTGCGCTGTGGTTTTTGCTAGAGTCTATTTTGGGTGACGACTCGAGCGTGTCGTACAACAGCCTTGAGCAAAAGAATTTAGGCTACCTTAGCAATTGCTTAATGACTTGGGTTGTGAAGTGGGAGCAGGAACTCGATGCCAAGCTTTTGACATCGAGGGAGCGCAACAACGACACGAACTATTTTAAGTTCAACACGGCAGCACTTCTGCGAAGTGATTACAAGACAACCATTGATTCGCTGGCGATTGCAATCCAAAACAGGATTCTCAATCCAAACGAAGCTCGTGCAGTGCTAGAAATGAATCCTTACGAGGGCGGCGAGTATTACATGAATCCTGCGACAAGTTCAGGCGCGGATCAGATGGGCAATGCAGCCGAGGATGCTGAGGATGAAAATGACCTTGAGGATAGCGCTGAAAGCGACCTCGTCGACAGCCCGAACGACAAGAACAGCAAGGCGATAAAGTCTCATTTAAGTCACCTATTAACTGTTGAGAAAAATAGACTTATTGATGCCAGCAAGTCGCCTAACAAATTCCTAGCCTTTATGGATAAGTTTTATCCTAAGTTTGAAGAAACACTGAACCGTGGCATAGCCCAGTACTGCGACAATTCTAAGATTGCCATGCAGTGGTGCAAAGATTCACGGCGACTGTTAATGACTATCTGCGACAATGTGACTGCAGAAGATTTTGAAGCCAAGCTAAAAGAAGAGATTGCTGCTTGGGATACTCGGCTAAATAAACTCGTAAAAGAGGTATCAAAAAATGTTTAAAGTAGACGGTAGCGAAATTTACCTGTACGACATTATCGGCCCATCCTGGGCAGGTTACATTGGCTCAGAGGATGTCATCGCGGCGCTGGCTGAAAACAAAAGCAAGCGAATGACCATCCGCATCAATTCGCCAGGAGGATCCGTCGATGAAGGAATCGCCATCTATAATGCCCTATCTCGTCACGCAGCTGGTGTTAATGTTGTTGTGGATAGTGTCGCTGCATCTATTGCGAGCGTGATCGCTTTAGCTGGTGAAACAGTTGTGATGGCAAGCAATGCCAAGTTGATGATCCATGATCCATGGACATTCGAGATGGGTAACGCCAGCAAGCTTCGCAAAACAGCCGATGTGCTAGATCTTTACACCAATGGTCTTGTTGACATTTACAAGAAGAAGACAGGTCTTGGTGAATCAGAGATTCGCGACATGATGGCTGCAGAAACGTGGCTCTCCGCTACCGATGCCTTAGCTAAGAAGTTCATTGACGGCATCGACGGTGAAAGCCAACTATCGCCGCAGGTTCCAAAGGGAATGCACAATAACGTCCCTAGCGATGTGGGTCAGGCAACGATTTCTGCTGGCACTCGCACCCGGGACATGGCAAAGATTGTCAATCGCCTAAAAGAACTAAAAGTGCGGTCAATTTGACAAACAATTAAAACTGCTTATATTTAAACCAGTCACGACATAACCATTGCAACTAGTTAGCGGCATAGGTGGAGTCGAAGCGTTTATCGTTTCGTTTCACGCAAGTGCCGCTATTTTTTTTGGCACTTGCTGTATTTTTCAGTAAGGAGCCATCACAGTGGCTAATTCCCAGAAGTTACGCGAACAGATTTCGGCAGAAGTCGCCAAAGCTCAAGCAATCGTTGCTTTGGCTGAACAGGAAAATCGCGATCTATCCGCCGAGGAAAAGGCATCGATTGATCAGATCACTGGCGAAACCGGCATTGTTGACCAGTTGCAAAAGGATCTTGAGCGCCAGATTCGTCTTGAAGCTAAGGCGAAAGAGATCTTGAATGTTCGTCCTGTTGTCCACGATCAGAAGCCAGAAGTCAAGATTCCAGCCTCGGCTAAGCGTCACAGCAAGCTGAAGGCATTTAAAAGCGATGTTGATGCTTATGCTGCTGGTCAGTTTATTCGAGCTGTTACAGTCGGCGCTCCAGATGCGAAGCAGTGGTGCAGTGACCACGGCATCGGTATCCAGGCTGCTCACAGCGAATCCAGCAACACCGCTGGTGGCTATCTTGTGCCTGATGTGATGGAAAACGCCATCATCAACTTGCGTGAAGAGTACGGCGTGGCTCGCAGTGCTTTGCGAGTTTGGCCGATGAGCAGCATGTCGCTTAACATTCCTCGTCGCCAGAGCGGATTCACCAGCTACTTTGTTGGCGAAAACTCTGCTGGCACTGAAAGCGACATGTCGTTTAGCCAAGTTCGCTTGGATGCGAAGAAGCTTATGATTTTGACTCGCTTGTCGAGCGAACTCAACGCTGATTCGATCATCTCGCTAGCTGACCTTGTTGCTAACGAAATGGCACTGCAGATTGCCAACAAAGAAGACGAATGCACCTTTAACGGTGACGGTACTTCAACCTACGGCGGCATTGTTGGTCTTAAGAGCGCGTTGGCTGCAGGTGCGGTTTATACCTTCGGCACTGGCGAAGATGTGTTTGCTGATTTGACCACTGCATCCTTTACCTCTGCTATGGGCAAGTTGCCACGCTTTCCAGGCATTCGACCTGCTTGGTACATCCACAGCGCTGGCTACTTCGCTTCGATGGCTCGTCTTCTGGCTGCTGCTGGTGGTAACACCGTGCAGATCCTTGAAGGCGGCGTTTCCCAGGTGCAGTTCATGGGTTACCCAGTTATCTTTACTCAGGTTCTTACCAGTGCCTTAACCAGCACTGCTTCAACCATCTTCGGTTACTTTGGTGACTTGTCGATGGCTGCAGCCATGGGATCTCGTTCTGGCATCGAAATCGTAAGCGATAGCAGCCGCTACTTTGAATTCGATCAGGTTGCTATCCGCGCTACCACTCGCTTCGACGTTGTGGTTCATGAAACTGGCACAGCTTCGGTCTGCGGGCCAGTTGTTGCTCTCAAGTTTGCTGCCTAAGTTTTGCTCTGCTAGTTTTTGACAACAACCGTTTTTTCTATACGAGGTTTTTATGATTCAAGCTCAACGAATGACCCGAGCAATCTTGGTAGCACCAAAGAGTTGTGCAAGCAACACGACCACGACTGCTAACCTTGATTGCCAAGGTTCTGATTACGCGACGATTGAGATCGCACTTGCTGCCGAACTCAATACCAACGCAACAGGCCCAACGATCTCGCTGCTGGAAGCAGACGACACTAACGCAACTTCCTTTGCTACCTTCAGTGCAAGCTTTGAGCGAACCGCTGAAGACTGCACCGCAACAAAGGTCGTCGTTTACCATGTCAACCTGAAGGCACGCAAGCGATATCTTCGCCTGTCGTTTACTACGCCAAACTCAAGCAACGATGTCATCCTGATGGGTGCAGTATCGAATCTTGAGAAGCAAATTGCTCCAATTTCAACAAGCCAAATGGGCGATGTTGTTGTAATTGGTTAATGCCCGTGGCGTATGCTGCGGTCGCCCTCCAGTAAGTGATAGCCCTATCTTACTGGAGGGTTTTAGGGCTGGGCTATTTTAGAGACACAACATGCTTGCGTGGCACGGGCAGCTACTGCAGGATGCGTGGGTTGCCTCGCATCTGAAGTATAAACGAAGTGGTTTTTTTGTTGATATTGGCGCTCACGATGGTGTTGAGTTTTCTAACACCTACGCTTTTGAGCGCAACCTAAACTGGAGCGGGATCTGCATAGAGCCTGTTCCAGAGATCTTTGACAAACTGGTCGTCAATCGAGAATGCAAGTGCGTAAAGTCGCTAGTGCATGAGCGTGATGGTGTGCGATTTCCTTTTGAAGTTAGCGGCATCAATACGATGCTCTCCGGCATCAATGAACAGTGTAAAGATCCCATCTACATGGAATCTAAAAGCTTGATGACTATTTTGGCTGAGTGCAATGCACCGAAGGTCATTGATTACATTTCGCTAGATACCGAGGGCTCAGAACCAGACATCTTGCGAGGTTTCAATCCTAACGAATATCATGTGCAGTGCTGGACAATAGAGCACAACGGTGATGGTGAGCGGGCGAGCTTTATTGCACAGTGGCTGAGCGGTAATGGTTATCTGTTTCGATTTGTGAACTGGGATATTTTTGCTGTAAAGGATTGGGCTAATCCATGAGCGAACAAAACGAGTCAACTGAGATGCGAGTGTGTGCGTTTATGACACTACCTCGCTACGAAAATGTGCTGTGCAGAAACACTATCCAGTCGGCACTGCTGCGACTGGGAATACCGCTGCACACCGCACAGGGTGTGTTTTATGGTCAATGCATGCAGAGGCTATTTGATGCTGCCATTGATGTTGGTATCGAGGTCGCACTAACTATCGACTTTGATTCAATGTTTATGCCAGAAGACATCATGGCGCTGCTAAGAACGCTGGCAATGAGGCCTGACATCGATGCTGTGGCTTCTATGCAAGCTCGCCGTGGCGGACATTTTCCACTGATGACAATTAAAGGGCAAACGGAACTCGACTGGGATGGTAAACCAGTGCAGGTATCGACAGCTCATTTTGGATTGACTGCGATTAGGCTGAGCAAAGTGGCTAAGATGCCAAAGCCTTGGTTCTGGTCAACACCAGGAACCGGCGGCGAGTGGGAAGACGAAAGCGGCAAAATCGATGACGACATTTACTTCTGGCACAGATGGAAAGAATGTGGGAACACGCTCTACGTCGATCCAGCAGTAAGAATTGGTCACATGGAAGAAATGGTTGCTGTGTTTGACGACAACTACCAAGTCGTCCACAAGTACCCGAAAGATTGGCGAGCAAGCAGAGAGCCTGAAGAAACTTCAAAGGGTGATGAAACGCCATGAGCGACAAAATGAAGCCACTTCAAAATGCACTTGAAAATTTGGTGCTAAATACTGCCAAGGCGGCATATCCTCTTGAGGTGGCTGAGCTCAAGAAGCAACTTGAGATCGCTGACGACGATACGACTCATGACGAGCAACTTGAAAAGACTATCAAAGCCGTCACCGAGCAGTTTGAGCACGATACGGGTCTAAAGCTTACCAACGAAACTTGGACTTACACGCTCGATAGGTTCGGTGGCGACTACATTATCATTCCTATTAGGCCGATACAGTCGATTACCTGGATTAAGTACTACGATAGCGCGAATGCTCAGCAAACGCTTCCTACGAGTATATACGCGCTCGACGGGGCAACCGGGACA